GTAGCTCTATCATGATGAGCAAGAAATCTTACAACATTCTGCAATCTCTGTTCCATGTCGCCCTCGTTGTAAGATGCCTTCTTAGGACGATATTTGAGTTCTTTGAGAATGTCTTTAATAGGTAATGGTGCTTTCCAAATTTGCAACTCTTTATCGTAGACAAAAGGAGATTTCAAGAAAGTGAGTTCAGAAAATTGCATGAACCTCTCAATTTCATCTTTCTTATTTGCGGAAGTGATAGTCATTCCAAGCTCTTCCATAACTTGCTGTATGAACTTCCCATCAAATCCAAGATTCAAAAGAGGTGGTTTAATAGTCATAACTACATCATCACCATAAGTCAACATCTTAATCTGTTTATCAAATTGGGAAATATCACTTTGTATTCCCAAAACACTAATTTGATGAGCAATGAAAGCAGTCCACATAAGAAAAGTGTTGGAAACACTATTAAAGACATCAGTGAAAGCATTGCCAGATTTGTTTCCTTGCGAAGTTTCAAACACATAATGACCACAGACATGCAATCCATTTTGCATGACAGAAAGTAGGGAATGACGAGCCATTCTATCTTCAGAACAAGAATCGGAATAATACAAATCAGTAACTTCAGCAAAGAAAGTGTAACATTCAGCAGGCAATGAACCATCAAAATTCTTGTAGTCAAAACAATGACCTAAGTTAGAATTCTCACGAAGTCCTTCGGCGTACTTTCCCCAAACTCCATCCTTGTCTCTCCCTATTCCATGATAATAGGTGAAACCAGCCTTTACTCGATAATGATTAATGAAAGCTCCGAAATACTTGCGCAACAATAAAACCATATCCAAAGATGATTGTTCAAAAACTCTAGTTATTCCTTGCTCAACTTTAGCAGCAGGACGCAGTTCATCTTTAAGCGTTGCAAGGAAAACAAAATCTGGTACAATACCAGTTCTAATGTTCTTTTCCTTACTGGCAACAATCTCAACAAACGACTTGCCAAACGATGGTAATATCTCATTTGCTCTATCACTATAAGTGTATTTCAAAGGTTG